GGGGACAGCGTGTGGGCCAGCGTGGGGGACAGCGTGTGGGCCAGCGTGGGGGACAGCGTGTGGGCCAGCGTGGAGGCCAGCGTGAGGGCCTATATCTCTTCGTTTGTAGATATCAAATACAAATATGATTTTTCCTCTGCCATAAAATTATGGGAGGCTGGACTTGTATTATCATTTGATGGCAAGACATGGCGTTTGCATGCAGGTCCGAAGGCGGAAATAGTGTACGAGATGCCGGGGGATGGGAAGTGACCGAAGCCGCTCTAATAATAGCTCTACTCCTTAACCGTCCCGTTGGCTTGGTAAAAACGGTCTATGATATGGCGGGACTGAGTGGGGTTTGCGTGGTCGAGTACGAGAGCCAATTCAACGAGCATGCATGGTGCAAGGAGGCGCGCGGTGGCACGAGTTACGGCTTATTCCAGCTCTACGACAAGTACCACCCGCAGTACCGGGACGACCTGCTGTTGCATCTTGTCTACGGGGCAGAGTTCTGGAAGGCGTGTTTAGAGAAAGCAAATGGGGGCGCGGGAAGGATGGTGGTGAACCGGCCTTTGCAAGGGCCATGCTTCAAGCCGATGACAAGCGCCCCTTCTATTGCCGTAGCTTACTCGTATTTTAACTCAGGTAATTCGCGCACAAGTATAATAAAGGGGAAGGCTGTGGAAGCTAAGTACAATTCGCTGGCTATGTATCTTTGGAGGAGGACGAGATGAACGGACTATTGATAGTGTTGGCATGGATAGGAATAGTCTGCAATTGTCTTGCAGTTCTACTGTCACCGCTTATTATAAACAAGCCGAGAGAGCCATACGCATATACCAACTACATCGTAACTTTCGCAGGCGGAGTGGCAATGGTAATGTTGTGCGGTAGGGTATTGGGGTGGTGGTAGACGGATACTGTTCGCAAGGAGGAGGAGATGAGTCATACGCCAGGACCGTGGAAAGTTGTGAGAACAAAAGACGAGCATTGGAGGGAACGCTACTACGGGATATGGACGGATGAAGGAGTGGAGAAAGATCGTCCTATCGCTAACGTAGACGGTGACAATGCAGTGTGGCTCCCCGAGGGGGAAGATTTCGCCAACGCCCGCCTAATCGCCGCCGCTCCCGAGCTGTTGGAAGCGTGCATAGAAGCACGAAGCGCCCTCGACAATCTCATGGGTGATTCGGATCTGCCGGAGGATGACAGCGAGGAAATGACAGCCATGCAGATGCTGTCGGCCGCCATCGCCAAGGCAGAGGGAGAATCGGCATGACAAGCAAGGAATGGCGTGAGTGGTTCGTAAGGAATCCGTTCGGGATGCCACCAGAAAATACATAGGGAGAACAGGAATGTGTAATGATTGTGAGAAATTGAAAAAAGAAAACGAAAAACTCAAAGCCTTGGCAATTGGTGGGGAAGGGGAAGCGCGCTTCTACTACAAAGATTTGGCTGAGGATGCCGTGATGCGATGCGCCGATGAACGCTCCCGTGCCGAGCGTGCAGAAGCTGCCCTCCTTGCATCGGAAGCGCGGGAGGAGCCGGGACTGAAACTACTCAAAGCCGCGTACCATGCTCTCAGGAGTTACGAGTTTGGCAATAGCGATCCAACCATGGCGAGAACGGTAGCCGATCAAATTGATGCCGAATTCAAGGAGGCACCCCATGACACCTGACGGTCTGGCCGCATTGCGGGAGCTGGCAAAGAAATACGAAAAGAAAGCAGATGCTCCTTATTCTTCGATGGGATCGAGGGCAGAAGCCCGGGGGATCGTGAAAGCACTCAGCGCCATCATATTGACAGAGGAGGAGAGGGCCGGTGACACAACAATCACGATCTACGAGGCAGGGAGCCACCACGCGATAGCAACCGTGCCCAATCCATTCAGCCCTGCGATTGATCGGGAGACTATATCCGGCGGTCCCATAGAGGACAAAGCGAAAGCCGAGACGGGGTACGAGTGCGGTTGTGGAAAGGCTATTGATCCGGAAAAAACAGTATGCCGTGAACTACAAGGAATCCTATGCCATTGGGATGCTGATGACCAGAAATGGTGTAGCCCCGTGCAGAAGTACGAAGCGAAAGCCGAGGCGGAGGAGACACCGTTCGATGACTACGAAGCTGTCGCTGGTGTGTTACGCGGAATAGGATGGAATTCTCCCAACGACGCTCAATGGGATCATCTAAGACAGTTGTGCAAGATTCTCAAAGCGCAATGGCCCACCCGTCCCGCCCCTTCCGATGGCGCGCTGCGGGAGGCTGCGGAGAAGGTGTGTAAATTGGCGGCTGACTACCACGTTGAACATGCAAAGGGAACACAGACATACGAGAAGTGGATGGAACTCGCTGAGGCGACCTTCTTCACGCAGGCCATCCTCAATTCAACCGCCCCCACAGCGCCGAGCGAGGGAGTGCGGGACAAAGTTATCGCCCAACTGGATGAGATCCCCACCGAAAGAATTATGATAGCAAACGGAATTGGTGCGCAGATGATCGAAGGGAAGTGGTATTCCATGAAATTTGGATGCGACACGCTCCAACATATCATTGACGCCCTCGACTCCTATCATGCCCCTTCCGATGGGTCGATCCCCATCACCTCTGAAATGCTCAGGGCGGCTGGGCACAACGGCTACGTGCGAGGATATGGCGTAGCGCAGAGATATTACTCTCCCGATGCACTTCGGAAGGCGTTGAATAAATGGTTGGACAGGCTGAACTCAGATGACCTGTACAAGGGATGGTTCCTCCGTTCCCTGCTTAGGGGCATGGTTGACGACCCCGAAGATTGGGAGCGAAACGACGCAGCCTTACCGGGGAGCGTAGCGCCGGCGGTAGAAACAGTGAAGGAGGAGAAGTGATGATTAAAACCGAATATATTTGTGATAGATGTAAGGCTTCTCAATCTACATCAGATCAATTCTGGTCGATTCGAGTAGCGGTAAGGTATTCTCATAGTGTTAGTGATTCGGTTATAAGAGAGGAACAGTGGTGCCGTAAGTGTATAGAGGATATGCGTCTACTGCCTAGTAACCGACCACAAAAAGAAATGCCCCCTGCTCCTGTAACTTTGGAAGACACAATCCGCGAGATCATCCGAGAGGAAATTGAAGCAGTGAAGGAGGGGGAAGCATGAAGCGATGGAAACAGACGCCAAAGACATACTCTGAAATGAACGTATGTGATGATGGAGAGTGGGTGCGATACACAGACGCCGATGCTGATAAGATAGCCTATGGCCACGCCAGCTTTGAGAATGGCCGCAAGCAGGGAGCAGCGGAGGAGCGGGAGTTTTGCGCCGATCTCATTCAAACTTGGTGGACGAGTAATGGCGACCATAGAACGGGTGGGGACATAGCATGTCTCATTCGCACTCGCTGCGCTGCGGAGCCACGGTATAACCCCAACGAAGCTTATGCGGCAGAAGGTAGGTACGAGCATGCCCCAGAGGAGCCGAAGTGTACGTGTGCCCCCGGTCCGGGAACGTGGCACAATCTATCCTGCCCCTGCTACAAGCCCCCTGAGAAGGATGCTTGCCCGGCGTGTGGTAGGCCGTGGGACATGGAAAAGTTCAACGGCTGCGAATGCGGGGCCAATCTGACAAAGGGAAGGGTCAAGCCCCCCGAGCGCAAGCCACTCTTAAAGATGGTTCCCCGACCCTTACGCTCGGGAGATAGACCCATGTACTTTCTTATGGAAGATGTAGACGCCTTCAACGCCCTTGTGGACCGCGTGAACGAGCTTAGCCGTGACCGAACATAGCCGTATTGAGGCAGAGTGCGCGCAGTACCTCACCGCCTTGGGCTTCCTCGTGATCCGCACGCACTCAAGCCGCAACCCGCCAGCGGAGAACGGCATAGCTGACCTGCTGGCGATACGCAGGAGAGCAAACAGTGAGCTATCGGTAGTCGCTCTCGAGGTCAAAGCCGGCCGCGACAAGCTGCGCGCTGACCAGGAGGCGTGGCTCGCCAAGGCTCGGGAGCAAGGCGTGATGATCCTTGTCGTGCGCTCGCTGGACGAACTGCGGGAGGCTATTCCCAGATGATTGGTGACCCCCTGCCGTTGGTAGGTTCACATAGGGTAGCGTGTGATGGGACGCGCAAAGCCCGCTTGCTCTTTCACGCACGTATTGGATGTGAGACGAGAGGTAAAGACCAGCGCCGGCCCATCACGGCGCATTTTCAGGGACGTTGACAACGGCAACGCCACGGGATACACTATGCCTCAAGTGAGGCGAAGGCAGGCGGGTGATCGATGAGAGCTGCGCGCATGACTTCCAACGGCGGTACTTCGCTGGCGAACGTGGAGCGATGTCCGGTCTTTACGCGGAGTGCCGGCATATCACCGAAGCGCTGGCGAAAGACTATGCGTACCGTCACGACAGCGACATATCAGAACTTGACGACCTCGTTCAAAAAGTTGTTTCACGTGTGCTCACCCGTTACCGTAATCCTGGCTACCGTGTATTCAGCTTCTCGAAGGTGCTCAACATCGAGATCGTCCACGAGCTCACCAACCACAAAGGCCCGAAGGCGCAGTTTGCTCGGTCTATCGTCCCGCTTGAAACCGAGGCCGCGGCACCGTGTGAAGGACCGGAAAAGCTGGACCGTCGCCCGCAGTATCTATTCGAGATACTCGCAAGCCCTGGCGGACGCGCAATCATATACGAGCTGCGGATGGGGCGCACGTACCGCTCGGCAATTAAAGCAGTGGATGGACTTGCCTCCCGCCGATGGATCTATGACCACGGCGTGCAGTTACACTACGTCTGGAAAGCCTTGAAGCGTGGGAAAGAAAAGCGTAATGATCAGCCTTGACGTTGACATCCTTGCCGAGACCGACCGCCAGATAGCGGAGATCAACACGGGCAGGCGCAAGGGGAACAAGCTCAATCGAAGCGTCGTCATCGAGCGCATGCTGGCGATGTGGAATCGCGTCAAGTGAAGAAGAGCACAGAAAAAAACAGAGAGGACAATCTCATTCCTTGGGTTGCTGGACAGAGTGGCAACCCCAACGGACGCCCCGCAAATCAGACCAACTACCGCTATCAGTTCAATCGCATCCTACTCGAAGAATCCACGGCGCTGAGTAAGGACGGAAAGACGGCGAAGGCACGCATCATCGCGCGCCGTGTCGTTGACGACGCACTGAAGGGCAAGCCAGCAGCGTACCGGATCTGGATGGAGCAGGCGTACCAGAGCAAGGACTTCCTCGGCGAGCTGGAGGACTACGAGACACGCGGGGAGAAGCGGGACCAGGACTTCCTGCACTACCGGCTGCACAAGGCCGCAACGGACGTACAGCGCACGATCCTATTCTCACGCGCAAAGTACATCTTCGCCATGGCGGGACGCCGCGGTGGCAAGACGAAGGTATTCGGTGACTGGTTCGGAGACGAGTTCATAGACAACCCCGGCGCACGATGCCTTTACATAGGTCTGACACTGACTACAGCTATGGCTCTCATGTGGACGCCGATGATCGACACGTTCACCATGCTCGGACTCAAGATCAAGTCGCATAACCGCGTTGAGGGAATGATCACGACCGAAGCTGACGGCGTGATGAAGTTCGGCGGCAACACGACGCAGGATGAGCGAGAGAAGAACCGGGGGCCGTACTGGGATCGCGTGGTGATAGACGAATGCCAGTCGCAGAAGCAACTGCGCTACCTCGTGGAGAGCATCATCAGCCCGACGCTACTTGATAAGGCAGGACAGCTTGCGCTCGGAGGTACGGGGCCGCGCGTGCGGGGAACATACTGGGAGGAGCTGTTCCTCGGAGCGAAGCCTGACGGGACGCCGGTCTATCCTGACGCGCTACGGTTGAATTGGAATCTGACGCAGAATCCGTTCATACCGGACTACGAGACACAGCTTGCCATCATACGCAAGGAGAAGAATCTTGAGGAAACAGATCCGCTCTACATCCGCGAATATCTGGGACGTATTGCCTATGATGACGACGCACTTGTGCTACGACTCGGTAGCAGTAATTCGTTCGATGATGCAATACTTGCCCAATGGATCAACTCTCAGCCTGTCACCGACATCAGATTCAGCGCAGGGCTGGACTTTGGTTTTGAAGACGCTGACGCCCTTGCTATCATCGCCTATTCTGTTAGTCTGCCAGAGCGCTTCCTTGTCTATGAGTGGAAAGCCAACCGCACCGGCACCGCAGACATCGCGGCGGCGTGCAACGCGGGAATCGCCTACGTCAAGACATCGCCGATCTTCGCGCACGTAGTCAACAAAGATTTCTACATCCATGCAGATACTTCGGGCAATCGTATCACCCCCTTTGATCTCGCTAACACGTATGGCATTCCTGTGCAGGCAGCGTACAACCAGGAGAAGGAGATGGCCTTTGAGCTTCTCCAGGATGAGACGCGGCGTGGAATCTTCAAGGTTCGTAAGGATGGCCCGCTGTGGGATGAGAGCCTGAAGACGATCTACAAGCGCAACGAGCGTGACGAGCTCACACGCGAGATCGACGACGAGACGTACCACCCGGACCAGATGCGCGCTGTACACTACGCCATGAGGCCGATACAATTATTCTCGACAGGAGGAGCATGATGGTTATTGGTCCCGAATGCACCGATCCTTCATGCAGGAGAAATATTGCAGAGGGGTATGGTCACTGGGTAGACGATTTCGGGTGCACTAACACAGGGAGGAAGCTGATGGACGAATTGAGCAGGCGTGACCTATTTGCCATGGCAGCGTTGCAGGGGATCCTTGCGGGGCCGACGATGATCAAGGCGCATGACTTGGCGAAGCAGTCCTACCAGATAGCGGACGCGATGATCTGGGAAAGCGCCAAGGAGCATGCCGAAATGGGGTGTCCTATCGACCCGCCGGAGGAGACGGAGCATGCCGAAGTCTGACATCTTCGACGCGCGTGACCAGCGCTTCATGCGGGACATGCACCGCGAGAGAGCGCGCGACGTAGAGCTGCGTCCCGACCCAGCGGCTGCGGCCATCACATGCAAATGCGGGCATACGCTGGCACAGCACTACCAAGGGACGCAGGCTATGCCGTGCGGTAAGTGCGCCTGCGCATGGTGTAGCGCACCGAGGGCGGAGGACATACGACGAAAGCGTGGAAGACTCGGGGTGAAGGACATCACCCCGCATCCTGATTTCAGAAAGGGAGGAAGACGGTGAGCATACTTAGCATGAACGGTAAGCAGGCGACGGCGGGACTGCCGTGCATCTACCAGCTAATCACGGGGCAGTTTCTCTACAGCGAGACGGCGAAGGAGGACAGCGACAGCTACGTCTTCGACGGGGACAAGACGCTGGTGGTCATAGTGCGTCCGTCTGGCAAGGGCAAGGCTGACGTGCAAATGATCAAGGCCAGCGAGAGCGAGTTTGCCCCTAAGCAGATGCGTGTGCCGAAGAGTGTTATGCTCATGGTGACGGACTGCGGACGGCCTGAGCTGATCGGCAAGGCGAAAGAGGCTCTGTCGGGCCTCGTAGTGCCGGGACCGGGGAGCGTGAACTGACCATGGAGTACCGCTATCGCTGCCCCATATGCGGCCACAAGCAGACGCACGAGCACAGCATGAAGCTGGACCCCGTGATCCGCTGCCAGCGCAAGGTAGCGGGAGGCGCGCACTGTGGGGCCGTTATGAAGCGCGAGATACACGGCGGCGGTGCGGTGCTGTTCCCGATGTCCAGCAGGACGCGGGGTGTGACGTGAATATCTGGGAAAAAATACTTGTCGGATTAAAATACGCTAGGCGTAATGGAGGTATGCCTGACGCTATATTTATGAGTCCATCTACATTTGAAAAACTTAATTTAACCGACACGCCTGCTCAATTCGTCCATCAGCTTCTCTGGGCCGTGGTGAAACTAACGTGACGCTTGAGCCGCGGGCAGGCCAGCATATCAGCGAGACGGTGTGGATGCTCCTGTTCGTAGAGGTGGACGGCAAGCGTCTCCGCCCATCCGTACTTCGCCCGACCATAGCCCTCCGAAAGGGGGGCTTTTTTATGCTCTAAAAATAAATACTGTTTTAGGTCGCAGCTCCCCCCTTATAGTTATGTGATAGGTCAAGATTTCCTCGGTGCCTACCGAGCAATCAAACTACAGCGAGCACGTGAGAAGGCGTATCGTCGCTTCATCGGCAAGGAGCCCGACTACGCCATCATACAGGCGCTCATCAACGAGGCGCGCACTGACGTTGTAGCCATCCTCCGCTTCCCCAACGGTACATCCCTTGAGCTGAAGAAGGCCGACGAGTTCGACCGCTTCAAGCAGGTCATTCTTGACCCCGAACGGGCGGCGGCCTACTGATGACCGAGACGCAAGTCCGCCAGGACATCGCCTTCCTTGAGCTTGAAGTCAACAAGATGATGACCAAGTGGCGGAGATCGTTCAACCGATACGTCAACAACGGACGGCGCATCGAGGACTTGCGTAACCAGTACGGACAGCCGCTCGCCTACTACAACCAGAACGAAGGAGAAGATGAAGGTACGACGCCAAACCTCAACGTAATACGTGCCTGCATCGACACGCACGTATCCAAAATAAGCGAGACCAAGGTTCGCCCCTTCTTTAATCCCACGGGCGGGACTTTCAAGACTCTAAAGACGTGCCGCAACGCACAGCTATTCTTTGACCAGCTCTTCGAGGAGCAGGACGTGTATCGCAAGGCTATCGAGGTGGCGCGGCGGGCTGACATCTTCGAGCGCGGGGTGCTGTGGCTTGACGACGAATCGTTGAAGTTCATCACGCTTAACCCATGGGAGTACCTGTTTGACCCCTCCGAGTGGAACGCTGGCAGGCTGACACGGTGCTGCATCCAGCGCAGTCAATACCCGCTGATCTACCTGAAGGACAAGCTGAAGGAGAACGCGAAGGACGGAGAGGTGGCCGAGGTCCTCCGCCAGCTTGAGGAGAAGCAGTCCCTCAAGGGCAAGTACGAGATTTACTACGACCTGATCGACAAGAAGCGCTGGACGTTCGCATCCGGCAAGCTCATCGAGAAGGCGGACATAGAGTTTGAGGTGCCCCCCGCTGCGGTGCTCTACCTTGAGCAGCCTATCAAGGGCAACCAGTCCGTCTCCATGGCGGACAACACGTTCACCATCCAGACCCAGGTTGACAGCCTGTGCCACAAGATCCATCTCGCATACGAGCTCAACCCCGCACAGACGCATTGGGTTGTCGAGGGCAGCAACGTCAAGGTATCGATGCTATCGAATGAGATCGGGCAGACCGCTCCCTACAAGTACCTGCCCGGCATGACCACGCCTGTCGTCACCTCTACCCCTGCACCTATCGACCCGTCTTACACGTCGGGCTTGCAGTTCTGGATCGCGCAGGCGATGGAGATGAACGGCATAAGCCAGCTCTCCGCGCAGGCGAAGAATCCGCTTGGCAACAACCCATCGGGTGTGGCGTTGGAGACCGTGGAGAACGTAGAGAGCGACCGCCACAACCCGTGGCAGCAGTCCTTTATCCACTTCTTCATGGAGATAACGAACATCTTCATCCAGGTTGCCCCGTCGAATGCCAGCGTTCTCCCTAAGAAGCTCGGGCGCGCGCGTATAACATGGAGTGAGATCAAGCAGGAGCGGGAATCGTTCGCTATCCAGTTCTCGGCGTCTTCTTCGCTATCGAAAGACCCCCAGAAGAAGATGGAGCAGATACAGCAGTTGATCGCAATGAACGTGATCAACCCGGCTCTGGCTGCTGTGCTCCTTGAGTTCCCCGACCTCCAGGCCGCCTACTCGATCACCACGGCAAGCTATGACTACTGCCAGCGCGTGATAGAGCGGGCCGTCGAGGATGAGAAGTACGACTTCTTTGAGGGCGTGAACCTTCAGCAGCTCTTCGGTGAGACGGTCAACACTCTCCTTCGCTTGGACGCCAACGACGAGGAGAGGGAAGTCCTCGACCGTCTCGTACACCTGGCGGAGATCATCAAGACGAAGATGGACGCGATGGACGACGCGGCATCAGCACAACAGGCGATGATCGCTTCCCAGCAGCCCGGCCCGTTCCCTGGCAAGCCCCCGCAAGCGCAGGGACCGACCGGGCCGCTACCTATACAGGGACAACAGCCTCCGGCACCTGCTGGGGGAGGGGGGCCGTCGGCCGCACCCGGACCTATGACTGCGCCTGCGCAGAGCAGTGCGCCAGTGCCATCAGGGATGGCATAGGAGGTTCTTATGGCTTTGCAAGTTCCTTACTCCAAGCGTGCACCCGCAGGCGGAGGGTACCGCGTTGCGCTGTACACGGGCTCCGTGGTCGCTGGCCTCGCTGCTGCGGCTCCCATCTTCTCGTGCCGGTGGACTTCCACCGCGGCCCGCATGATCGTGCAGTCCATAATGCTGGACTTCTACGTTGTGACCGCATACGGTACCGCTCAGGCTATCGGCAACTCGCTGTGGTTCGCTCGCTCCTTCACCGCAAGCGACTCCGGCGGTACGGCGATCACCACGACCCAGACCGCAGACCAAGCACTCGATACCAAGCAGATCGGCGTCGGTGGTAACGCTCAGTCCCTCCTGTGGGCTGGTAGTGGAGACATGAGGATCGCTACCACGGCAACGCTGACCTCCGGTACCAGGACGCTGGACGATGCCGCGCTCTACTCGTGGATCGGATCGGCATCTGCCATCGGTGCGGCGAGCAACAACCCCGACCTTATTCTCGGACAGCAGGACGCGACAAACCCGCTGACGATCAGAGCAAACGAGGGGTTCATCATAACCAACGACATTCTGCTCGGGGCCACTGGCGTCATCGTGTGGAACATCGCCATCGAGTGGACCGAAGTCGGCAACAACTACACCTAACCACGAAACGAAAGGAGATAGCTTAGATGGCAACTGATATCGGCAAAGTAGATTTCTCAAGCGCGGGAACTGTTGGCGTCAAAAACCTGGGCGATTCCCAGGTAACCAACTTCCGCATGGGAAATCAGGGCGAGCTGATGATGAACGAGATCGGCGGGAAGTACATGGAATGGACGAGGAGGGGCTACGTCTACACGGCGAGCGGTACCCTTCTTACCATCCCGGTCTATACCACGCTGACCAACGGCCCCGTTCTCTGGAATCCCGCGGGGTCTGGCAAGCTCGTCATACCGCTCAAGATTACCCTCACCCCCGGCGGTCTGGGTACCCCGGTCATCACCGGTCTGGTGGGGTGCTACCTCAACAGCGCTGGTGCAACCGCTGCCACTGGTGCCCCGGTCATCACGTTCACCAACATCGCATCCATCGGGACGAACCTCGGGAAGCAGGGAACCGCTACTACGCTGTTTGCCAACGCTGCTGTTACCTACACGGCACAGCCGGCGGCGTTCTACTACACCGGCCTCTCGATGTGGAAGAGCGGTACGGACGCGATCTCTACGCCCGTCACCCTCATGCACGACTTCGAGGGTGCGGTCCAACTCCAGCCCGGAAGCTTGATTGCTTTCGGCGGGACTCCTGCGGCGACATCGACGACCTACATCACGTCGATCCTCTTCGCCGAGATCCCCCTGCTGGTGAGCTAAGGGAGGGAATGAAACATGGCAATTGATTTCCAGCAGCAGAATGGTCTGATCGGCCCCCTTACCAAGGGGGGCCAGTCCTACCTCCGCTCCTCGGATATGGGCGAGGCCGTCTTCGTCCCCGGGGCATCGGACTACTACGAATGGACTCGGCAGGGGTTCGTGTTCACGGCGCGTTCTGGCGCTGCGGCCGCAATCCCCATCAACACCACTCTTACCAACTCCCCCACGCTGTGGAACGTAGCGAGCTCGGGCAAGGTCGTGGTCCCGATGTTCATCAATCTCTCGGTGGCGGCTGTCGGCACCCCTGCACTCCAGGGCTTCTCGATCAGCTGGCTCGGGAACACAGGTGACGGCGTGGCAACGGGTGCGCCCATCGCTACCTTCGCTGCCCTAACGCCTGTATCGAACATGATCGGGCGAGGTGCATGCAAGGCGCGTATGGCCAACGCAACGGTCACGTTCACCACACAGCCGGCGGTCCTCATGGACATCGGCATCAACCACTGGCTTGAGGGTGCGGCCGCGAGCGGTACGATCTCCAACATCTCATGGGATGCCAAGGGGTCGATCATCATGCCTCCCGGCACCTCGATCTCCGTCGGATGTCCGACTACGGCGTCAAGCACGACGTACTGGACGAGCATCGTGTTTGCGGAGTTCCCGGCGTACCTGTACTACAACCAGTAAGGAGGCACGGCATGGATATGTCAGTGCTTTCCAGTCTATCACCGGAAGAGAGGGCGGAGCTCATGTCCGCCCTCGAAGCCGCCAACAAGCCCGATCCCGTCTGCGAGCTGACGAAGGTCGTTGACGCGCTCAAGTCGGACCTATCCGCTGCCCGCGAGGAGATCGGAAACCTCAAGGCGCTGGTCATGGACGACCTCATCGGAGGCATCAAGGCAGCGTATGACGGGAACGTTCGGACGGAGCGCATGGGAGAGTTCAAGAGCAAGTTCGGCTCTATGCTCGACCCACTCGCCGAACCGTTCAAGCGCACCTTCTCCGCTGACCTGCACGAGAAGGCGTTTGACTACGCCGATGAGCTCCGCGGAGAGGAAGGCTTCTCCGAGGACAACCTGGGTGCGAAGCTCCAGGAGGTCGTTGACCAGATCAAAGAACGTCTTGGCATGAAAGAAGAGCCGGCAGCCGAGGTTGTGGCGGAAGTCGCACCCGAAGCAGAGAAGCCGGCAGAGGCACCAGCGGGCGAAGCCGAGGAAGAGCCCGAAGAAGATGCGCAGATGGCTTGGGATGAAATCGCAGCGATGAAGAAGAAGGACGATGCCAAGTCAGCGCAGAGAGACAAAAACAAGCCCGTCAGGAAGGGCGCATAACACAGGAGGTTATGAGATATGGCGCAACAGGTAACCGCTGATGCCTTTCTTCTCGGGGCATACAAGCGCGTATACACCGACAAAGAGATCCGTGGCTGTTTCTTCAGGAATAGCCCGGTAGCCCGCACCATTGAGATCAATCAGTGGGAAGGCCAGACCTATCAGTTTACCATCCCCTACGACCGTGGCGGCTCCACCTCTGGTGACTACACGGTGGCGGTGGCGAACGCGGCGAGCTCCGTCAAGACTGCTGAAATGGCGGTCACCTCGGGAAAGATCTTCACCGTGTTCAACGTCACGCAGTCCGAATACCTGGGCGCGCGCACTCGGCGCGGCGGGTACTTGAAGGCGCTGGGCTTCAAGTTCTTTGGATCCTGCGAGAGCACCCGCAAACTGTATGCGGCCTCGATGTACGGCTACGGGATCGGAGACATCGGGTACATCCCGAACCTCGTGGCGATTGGTGCAAGCTCGATGACGCTGAACAGCGACACCATCGTCAAGCTGGCAATCGGGTCACAGTTCCTTGTGATCCCCTTCGCGGCTACAGGAACGCTGCCTTCCGCGGCTGCCTACGATGCTACGGTGCGCACCATCAGCGCAATCGACGGACTGACAGTGACATGGACGGGCGGCGTCGTCGGTGCAGTGGCATGGGCCGCAGGGTCCATGATGTACATCAACGGCGGGCGTGACGCGGGCCTTCTGCCCAACATGCCTACCGGCCTCGCGGGATGGATTCCCTACCTCGGGACCAGGACGGGCGCGAACTGGACGGCCTACAACGCGACGGCCTTCTACGGCGTCACCCGCAACGCAAGCACGAACATGCTCGCAGGATGGTACTACCAGAAGACCAACGGCCAGCTCTTCATGGATGCCATCGTTAACGGCGTTTCATTCGTGCGGCGCGGCGGCGGGGTCCCTGACATAATCGCCATCAACGACAACGATTGGCTGACGATGAACGGGGAAATGAACCAGCAGACGGCCATGATGCAGCAGATCAACACCACGGGTGCCAAGAATGCAAAGAATGAGGTTGCCCGCGGTCTGTCTGCCCTTCGGTTCGCCATGTCAACGAACTGGATCGAGTACGTCTATGACGATCCGTACTGCCCCCTCGGGTACAGCTGGATCCTTGACAAGTCGGTCATGGAGTTCGTGACCTACAGCAACGCCAAGAGGATGCGCGATGACGGTATCGTGGAAAACGAGCCCGGCGCCGCCTCCGCTTCGGCCCAGAACGAAGAGCCTGACACCACGTTCAAGCTCAACATCGAGGACCTCATCTCGATCACCGGCAACTCGACCTCGACCGAAGGCCCTGCGGCTCAGGTCTCCGTGTCGATCTACGGCAACTGGTGCTACCGTGAGCCCGGTCACGGCTGCGTGGTAGATTTCGGCGCTCACTAAAGGCTTCTCCGCTTCACGCTTCCTCCTTGTCTTTGGCCCCGGCTCACCACCGGGGCCTCTTTTTACTTACCCCAGACGGAAGGATTATCGGGCGGGTAGTGGCCGATGTTGTTGTCCATCAGGGAGGCGTAGGTCTGATACGTCCCGTTGACGCTGACAAGCGCCATGTCCCCAAAGTTGTATGGCGTCGAGGCGTTCCAGATCATGCCAGGGTTGACGCACGCGGCCAGCAGGAGCATGGCAAGGATGGAGAGAATAAGTAGCTTCTTCACGTTATTCTTCCCCATGATAGCGACGATGCAGGGTGCGAAAACCGTTGTAGATGGCAAGGATGGCGATGAAAGCAAGGGCCACTAGCCATGACCCTGTTTTCCATGCTGAGAATATGCCAAGACCCAAGATGAAGATGTAGCCGATCACGATGTACCTCCTCGCGGTACGCCTCAAGGGTTAGTGAGGAAGGCCCGTGAGGTGACGGGCTTTTCGGTAGCTAACCTATCCTCACGTACAAATATACCACGTTTCCCTACCGTTTTATACAAGAAAGTACCCTAACGCGCGTGTAGTAGTTGACAGCTCGTACCTTATAGTGGTGATGACAGCTACAGACATAATCCTCCGCGCGAGGAGCGTTTCCGACCTTCCAAATAGCAAGTTTCTGTCACATCTCGACGAGCTCAACAGCATCAACGAAGCGTGGAAGGACATATACGCCGTCGGGACTGACAATGACGACGATTACTGGGTAACGCGGCTGACTTTCGCCCTGACGGTGACGTTTGCCGTGGCAGGGTCGAATAACGAGTACCTCTACCCGCTTCCGTCTGACTTCTTCAAGCTCCGGTATCTGGATTTCCGCACCGCGGCGGCAGACTTCCTTCCCATGAAGAAGTTCAACCTCGGCATGAAGGACGACCAGCCGGGCGACCCCTACTACCGTTTCGAGGGTCAAAACCTCTGGATCACTGGCGGCTCTGTTCCCTCTACTGGCCTGACTATCCGCATGGGCTACTACCCGACGCCTGCCACGATCACCGCCCCGCAACAGCCGTTCGTCTACGGCACCAGCTACACCCCGACGCAGTTCGCAACGGTAATAGCCCCCTGCTATGCGCCCTACCTTCAGTCCATGGTGTACGCCTACGGCAACATCATCACGAGCGAGAACATCACGAACGCCACGGTTGGGACGCCGGTGGCCTTGTTCACGGACTCAGGGGCGGTGACAAACATCGTCTACTACAAGGGGACACTGTATTGGATCCGGGGCGGCCTTATCTGGTACAAGCCGACTGCCTTGACAGCGGCTTTCCTGACCCCGACACAGGCAACATCCCCGACCGGGGTTGTGTCCTTCTACATCGCCAACACAGGGACGATCTACTACAGCACGGCGGCGGCTATCAGGTCATGCGACCTAACGGGAGGCACTGACGCTCTGGTGAGCTCAACGGCCAACGTGACCAGCCTCGCGCAGATAGGACCGACGACGATCTATCGCACAACGGCTTCCCTTGTAGGAACCCTGGCCCCCGTGACTACCATGTACGCTTCGGGCATCGCCAAAGTGACCTCGGACGGCGGGGCCTCCGCCATGATCTACATCCTGGACAACGCGGGGAACACTCGTCGCGTAACCTATACTGCGCTGACGGCCGCGATCGTCACGGATGACATTGTTGACTCCGGGGTGTCGGACATCGGGCAGGTCGTCTACGACATCAACCAGGTTCCCGCTACATGGATCGTCCCGACTTTGAAGTCCAGCAATCCCTACCAGCAGCTCCTCGGCGTTGACGGGACGGTGAACTACAATTTCAGCTACCCGAACAACCTCGCCCCCGAAATCATGGCGTGGCGTAGCGCGGTGGACTACCGGACGAAGCAGGGCTCTGACATCACGATGCACTTACTGAAGCTCGGGCACCCGACGAACGCCAGCGAGGGGGCAGCGTCCGGTCTGTGGGCGCGTTTCGAGCAGACGATACGCCGCGATGACTACAAGGTCGAACGCATACGGAACGCATACGCTGATAGGAGCTTTGTCAGGTGAAAGACAGCGGGCGCGCTACTATCGACCTGAAGTCATCTCTATGCGTAGACAATCCTACAGGCTCCGATTCGTACCCCTTCTCCGCTGACCCTACGCAGGTCAACCAGAACACGGGCATGGAGCGCAATGGTGGCGTCACGGCGCAGTGGGAGCAGGAGACTACCTTTGCCACGGCGGGCCTGCAATCGCTGATCACGAAAAGCGGAGATCTGCTACAAGTGGACGCCAGCTACAATGTGCGCATC